ATTCTCTGAAGTATCCGGAGTTTATAAACCGAGTTTAAAGCAGGCAATAGACTTAGCAAAACAAGAAACAACTTCTGTTCAAGTTATAGCTATTTCTGAGCCTCTTAAAGTTCGAATGATAACAAAAGGTGCCCCATTTCGTTATTGGGTATCTCGTTTCTTTCAGAAATCTATGTGGGGTTATTTGCAAAATTTTCCTTGTTTCCAGTTAACTGGTAAGAAATTACAAACATTCATGTTACGAGATTTAGTTGATAAAGCCGATAAGATTGGCTTAAAATTTAATAGTTTCGTATCTGGGGATTACTCCGCAGCTACGGACAATTTAGATATTAATTTTACTAAGTTTTGTTTTGAAGGTTTTTTATTGAAATGCAATTACTCTGATGAATTGTCTAATATCCTTAGATCTGTACTATATGAACAAATCCTAGAATACCCTGACGGAAGAAGAATACAACAGTTAAATGGACAATTAATGGGATCGACTTTGTCTTTTCCCATTTTATGTATGGTTAACTTAGTTTGTTTTCACATTTCGATCGAGGAATTTCTGGGGAAAAGGATAGAGATTAATGATCTTCCGGTTCTTGTGAACGGGGATGACATTTTATTTCCTTCCTGTCCAGAATTGTATCAGATTTGGATGAAAAATATCACCAAAGTGGGCTTTTTACTTTCATTGGGAAAAAATTATGTTCATGCTTCTGTATTAACTGTAAATTCAGAATGTTATCGTTATGATTATTTTTCAAAAGATTTTACTTTTGTGAAGTATCTTAATTGTGGTCTCTTAACCGGACAGTCAAAGAAAGGTGGAGGTGTTTCAGACCGAACACTTCAACCTCTCTATTCAATTTATAATGAATTGATAGAAAAGACACCCAATCCGATCAGATGCCATAAACGATTTTTATATTATTATAAAGAAGCTGTTCAAAAACAAACTACCGCTGGCAGTTATCATTTTAACTTATTCATTGATCAAAATTTAGGGGGACTTGGATGTAAAAATCCATATTACTCTGAATTATGTAAATTTACACCTTTTCAAAGGATGCTTGCTGCAAAATCTGAAATTTCAATTAAGCAACAATTGTCTAGAGGTTCATTGAATTTGTCAAGATGGAAAATTGTCCGTGAAGTAGAAATTCCAACCCAACTGGTAAAAAAGTTAACTAGAAACGTGGGTCTAAAATTGAAGACTCAACCATTTAATAAATTTGATAAGGAAATTATTTCGAGTATGGTGGATCCGGGGATCCTGGCACTATCACGATTTGGAGATTCTGATAAATTAGATGAATCCCAAATTCGAATCGTTTTGCCAAAAATTTCAATAAAGAAATTCTCGGATGTAAAAAGCAAAATTGTTGGAATAAAATCAGATCAGCGTTTGTATGATTGGCCATTTCAAGTTATCTCTTTTGATAACTCTCAGACAGAGTTCTATAATATCAAATTATAGGCTCTGTATTTAAGTTAGAAATAAAATGGTCAAGAAACTCTCTAATAAATCCAAAAATAATAATGATAAAATCAAAGATAGAAAAGATGATATGATTATTTCTTCAAATGTTATATCTCAGAATACCAAGACAGCAAAAAGAACTCCAAAAACTAAAATGATTGGAAATTCAACTACCATCTCACATACTGAGACCTATGGAATAAATATATTGGGCTCTTCGGAATTCAGTCTAAGTTCCACTTGGGCAGTCCAACCAGGAATAGCATCCTATTCAAGAGGGACTCCTCTAGGATCCTGGTTACCTCAGATTGCTGGTAATTTTGACAATTATGAGATTTTAAATTTGCGTTTTACTTATCGTGCTGCGTG